GAAAATTGTTGGCACGAAGATTTTTACTAGCTGTAATAAAGTACGTCCTATATCGTTTAGTAAAGCTTTTGATTCTTTACCAAAAGATACCAGTCCAGGATACCCTCTAAATAGATCCTTCCGCAATAAAGGTGAGGCTCGTGAGGTGAGTATGAAATGGGCTCAATATCTAAAGAACGCTCTACGACATGATGATGTACATTCCGTTCTTGAAAGAGTACCCCCTTGTTTTGCCGTTGCTAGACGTGCAGTTCAGAAACAAGGTGTCAATAAGTCAAGGCTGATTTGGGCATACCCCTCAGTTATGTCACTTATTGAAGCGACATTTTCGAAGCCGCTATATGATGAACTGCTAAAGACCGAACTATTTGGTTGGAGTGTGAACTTCCTCAATGCTGGAGCCAAGATGCTTAACCAGCGTATGTGGGAAAGTACCCTTCCTTTTCAAACCATTAGATTTGGCTTAGATTGGTCCGCGTATGATGCAAGAGTTCAGCGATCTGCTATACTCTGGGCATTTGGTGTTTTGAAACATTTATTAATCCTAGATCCTGTGCAAGAACAGATGTTTAATCTAGTGAGAGAATATTTTCTTAACACGCCGATCTTATTTCGAAAGAGATGTTATAGAAAGATCCAAGGAGTACCCTCCGGATCTGGATTCACTCAAATTATTGACAGTCTCGTGAATATGTATATACACGTAGACTTAGTCTTGTCCGTAAGCTTAAGAAGTAAATCACTTACACAATGGAATCATATTTTTCATTATGCGAATTTTCTCGGTGGTGATTCTATTGTAAGGTTGAAATTTGGACTCGACAGAAGTCAATTTGCAAAGATGGTAACACTTGCTGTTTCACAGCATAACATGGTGTTATCTGAGCAAAAATCATGGATCGTATGGCACGATGGTGTTAGATTCCTAGGTTATGAACCACTCGATGAGATTAAAAACCGAGTTATGTACCTTGGAAAGCACATCGCTAATCCTACAGAGATACTTGTCG